GTTATGCTTCCGCTATCTTTATCCGGATCCGCCACTACCGGCCCTCATAATATGCTTGGTCAACAAGCAACTGATGGCAAAACGGGTTGGTTTATAAGTCAGGACTCAGGCCCTGCCGCCGCACTAATACCTGAAAACTTGCAAAAGCTATTCCGATTAGTTGGCCGCGGCCATGGCGAATGGTTGCACAAGAACTTGAAAGTTTCCATTGAGAGAATAAGGCCGTCTAATACACTGTCTACTGATTTTGGTTCCTTCTCGGTCGTTTTGAGAATGGCAAATGACACAGACACCAATGTTCAAGTTGTTGAAAGATACGACAACTGTAATATAAACCCAGCTTCGCCTGATTATGTTGCGCGCCGCATTGGAACAGAATATTCTGTGTGGAGCGATACTGATCGCAGGCTACGCTTCTACGGAGACTACAAGAATCAATCTAAGTTTGTTCGTGTTGAAATGAATGAAGAGGTCGATAATGGTGCTACTGATGCAAGCCTGCTGCCATTTGGGTATCAAGGTCCCCCTGTGCGCAAGCCGATCACTGGCGCCTCCAAAACAAATAAGAACTGGAGCGGATCTCTCGGCGCCGCGACCGACGGCCAAGGCTCAATTCGCAACAGATTTGTGGGAACCACATCACCACTAACTGCTTCGTCTACAAACTTGTTGTCTGGCTCCAACAGCGGCGGCGGCGGCACCAGGGGCCCCGCAATTATTGGCAATACGGGTTCTGCTGTGTTATTCTTCCCGACTGATCGCCTTAGACACTCTGCGTCTGATGGTGGCGCTGCGGACCCTACCAATTCATACTTTGGTTATAACAACAGAAGAAAACACTCTAGCACCATAGCTGATCGTTCTGCGGGTGACAGTCACAGGTTGCTGGGAACTGCTCTCGGCACCGGAGTGGACGAACCAGGATATATCTTTACCCTTGACAACGTCAGGAAAGATTCAAGCAATAATTATTATTACCATTCAGGTTCCAGAAAGGGCGCGTCTTCGGTGACGGCAGAATCTGGTAAGACTTATAAAGACCTCTTGGATGCTAACTATAATAGGTTTACAGCACCCTTCTTCGGAGGGTTTGATGGATTAAACATTAAACTACCCGATCCTTTCTATAACGAAGGTATGACGGGTGCCCCAACCGAGACAAACAATGCGGCTTACTACACGATTAAGAGAGCTATTGACACATTGTCTGATCCAGAGTTTGCTGATATCAACTTAATGACAATGCCAGGTCTTACAACTGAAGGGTTGACAACACATATGGTTAATGTATGTGAGGAAAGAGCAGATGCACTCGCTGTTATCGACTTGCCTAATATCTATACACCAACTCATGAGAAATATGAATCTGATAGAACGGCCCGCGTCGGAAAAGTGCCACGCACAGTTGCAACAGCACTTAGAAACAGAAGGCTCGAGTCAAGTTACGGATGCACTTTCTACCCTTGGGTTCAAACCAGGGATCAAAGAAGCGGCCAGCTTGTGTGGATCCCGCCATCTGTTGCGATGATTGGTACGTTCGCAAGTTCGCAAGCAGCTTCTCAATTATGGTTTGCGCCGGCAGGATTTAACCGCGGCGGACTCACGGAAGGTGCTGCTGGAATTCCGATTACAAACGTTTCGGAAAGATTGATTTCGAAAGACAGGGACACGCTCTATGAGGCTAACATTAACCCCATTGCATCGTTCCCATCCTCCGGAATTGTAGTATTCGGCCAGAAGACGCTTCAAACTAAGCAATCTGCTCTTGACAGAATCAACGTTCGCCGTCTTGTGATCTTCATGAAGAAACAAATCTCGATTCTTTCAACCCGGGTCTTGTTTGAGCAAAATGTTCCTGAAACATGGAACCGGTTCAAGTCACTTATCGAGCCATTCTTAGCTAACGTTAAGACTGACTTCGGTATTACCGACTACAAATTGATTCTTGATGAGACAACAACCACTCCCGATCTGATTGATCAGAACATTCTTTATGCGAAGATTATGATTAAGCCCGCAAGAGCTATTGAATACATCGCCATCGATTTTGTGATTGCATCAACGGGAGCATCGTTCGAAGATTAAGAAAGACGCGGTGGTTTTTCCACCGCACAACTATATAAAACAGAGCTACAGGAGTAACAAAGCATGCCATTCTGGTCAAAAGATCATAGTCAAGATCGCACTTTAGACGATCCAAAGAGAAAGTTTAGGTTTAAGGTTGAATTCCAAGGAATCAACTCTTCCCAAGGCGGCGCACTATTGTGGTACGCTAAAACAGTGTCCAAACCATCGTTTCAGATTTCAAGTACTGAGCACAAGTATCTGAACCACACGTTTTATTACCCGGGTTCTGTTACATGGCAGGAAGTAGGATTAACACTGGTAGACCCTGTGGATCCAGATATGACTGCCACGTTATCAGATATTGTCGTTGCAGGCGGCTATAGCCCCCCTACTGACGCAACTGATCTAGTCAGCATGTCTAAGGCAAAGGCGACAAGCGCATTAGGAACGGTTATTATTACTCAACTTGATTCTGATGGCGCAGCGCTAGAAACATGGACGCTATGGAATTCTTTTATCACAGAACTCAAGTTTGGTGATTTGGAATATGGCGCTGATGAACTCACGGAACTTAGCGTTACACTCAAATACGACTGGGCTCGCGTTGAAACCGCCGGTAAGTCTGTAGCAGTGAACGGCAGCAGAACTGACGAATTCTTCAGAGTATAAATTTAATCATAATAGAGAGGTGAATATTGTCACGCAATAGAGATAGGCTTGGTGTGCCGAATACACAACCAGAGCCTGCAAACCCGCCACCACAGGTTCTTCAACAGAATGAGCCTGAGCAAAGTGGCTTTTCATTCGTGGTTCCAACAGAATTTGTTGAGATCCCATCACAAGGCAAGTATTATTCCGATAATCATCCGCTTAGCAGTCAAGAAACAATTGAAATTAAGCAAATGACGGCCAAAGAAGAAGATATGCTTACATCACGCACACTGCTCAAGAAGGGTGTTGCTTTAGAGAGAGTGATGCAGAGTATTATTGTTGACAAAAGGATTAACCCTAATAGTCTTTTAGTTGGAGATCGAAATGCAATTTTAATTGCTGCTAGAATCTCTGGATATGGCGCCGACTACGAGACCAACATTACGTGCCCTCAGTGTAATACTACTCAGGCACACATGTTTGACTTGATCGATGCGACTCAAGTTAGATATTCGGATATAGATACAAATCAAATCGACAACAATGAAGATGGAACATTCACTGCCACATTGCCTGCCACCAAAGTTGAAGTAAGTTTCAGGTTACTGACTGGCACCGATGAGAAGAATTTGTTAACTCAAATTGAGAATGCCAGAAAATCCAAAAAAGAAGAAAATACAATCACCAGGCAACTTAAACAGTTTATTGTCTCAGTAAATGGTGATTCATCACAAGAGACTATCAATTATTTAGTGAATAACGTGCCCTCAAGCGACTCTAGGTACCTTAGAAATTTGTTTGCGCGTGTTACGCCGGATGTTAATTTAACACAAGAATTTGAGTGCTCTGAGTGTGATTATAGCTCGATAATGGAGGTTCCGCTCACCGCGGACTTTTTTTGGCCTGACCGATAAGTACATGGAAGATGTATATGAGCAATTTTTCTTTCTGAAGTATTCAGGAGGATGGTCATTTACTGAAGCCTATAATTTACCAGTAGGTTTGCGTACATGGTTTGTAGAGCGTTTAATCAAACAAATTGAGATGGAGAATGAGGCTGTTAAAAATAGCTCAAATAATTCCTCTGGTACACAAATGTTGACCCCTCACAACCAACCAACGTCACCACCTAACTTATTCAAATAGCTTTTTTATATTTAAACTAATTAATATTAGCCTGACAGGAGAACGCGTCGATGTCTGATATTAGTGATGACGATATTAAAAAGAATAAAGAACTTGAAGAAATACGCAAAGCTATGCTCAGAACTGATGAGCAGAGACTTAAGACTCTTCAGGAAGAAGTAGAGACGTATCGACGCGCAGCCAGCGAAACTGAAAATCTGTATGCTAAGCAGCAGGCATTAAATTCATTGCGTGAAGCTGAAACAGAAAGGGCTCAATTAGCTCTTTCTCTGATACGAAAGCAGGTCGTTCAGGGCGAAAAATTAAATGAAGACCAAATAAAGTATGTTAAAACTCTCGGCGTTGAGACCGATGAGCATGGCAAAAACCTTGGACAAATAGAAGACAAAATTAAAAAATACAACCTTATTGTATCAGCCCAACAGTCTTTAAATCAAAAATTAGCAGAATCGGCACCATTAACAGCCCGGGTCCAAAAACATGCTGCTGAAATAGGTGAAGCTTTCAAGCAAGGTAAACTTTCTGTTTTTGCTATGAATCGGGCCAACAAGAAGCTTGAACAGGGTTATGCTAGCTTTTTAGGTAAAATTAAAGAACTTGTTTTAGAGGTTAACAAAGCATCAAAGGGATTTGAAAGGGCAACTGGTAATATATTTGGACCTTCTGTCACTA